ACTTGAGAATGATTAGATCAACCATCGCATCCATAGTTGGGCTTGCAATAAAATCAGGATGTTTCTTCTGTATCTTGGAAATATCTCTTGCGGCTACATCTGAAAAGAATAGGGTAAGAGGTTTATCTTTCTCACCCCATTCCTCAACATCAAAAGAACTTAGTTCCTTCTCAGCCCTCTTAGCCGCGATTTGCTTTGCTAGTGACATTGTTAAACTGTTCCAATCGTCAAGTCCCCATCAAGCTGCAATTCTGCACTCAATGTAGCTATACCGTCCATAGTTGCACCGCGCTCAACAGAAGTCACCAGATAAGTCCCAGAATACTTAGTATCCCCAGAAGCACTACCTTCAGCATAAAACTCACAGTCAACCTTGTCACCTTGCACAAGGTCTTGCTGCACTGCGTCATCAGGATCAAGATACAAGCTCATGCTTCCTGTTCCCGTCATCAGTCCCTTTGTGAAGGTGCGAGATGTATCACCCATTGTTGTTGTTTCTACTGCGTCAGCAGTATTTGTGATTGTCCAATTCAACAATTCGCCAATCTGTGCAACGGAGCCGCCAGTAGTCACCAGCTTCACGCTTCCGTCTGATCCGAAATAAGTAGCCATGAAAAACTCCTTTACTTGGCTGTTTCTACATCTGCCATAGATGTAACATATCTAACATTGAATGTCAGCTTTGCGATCCCTACAGGTTGCTCCGCGTCACCAGAAAAGTTAATTTCTGTGCTTATCAATGTTGCTCCTTTTGCAAGACTGTTGACAGTGAAATCTCCAGCAATTGCCTCTTCGACTTGAACGCATATAGCATCCACATCATCATCAAAAGTGTCAGTTGCCCTGATGTAGCAGTCAACCTCAACACTTAATTCTCTAGTAAGATCGGTAACGCCCATATTGTAACGGCTAGACGCCTCAGACCCAGTATAAACCGTAATGGCTGGTAGATTGTCCTCTGTAATGGGATAAACCCGCGAACCATAAACCCGCGTTCTTACAAGCGTTACATCACTTGTGAGCGTAGAAATGAACCTGTCTCTTATAGATTTTCTAACGTGCGCCATCAATCTTTTTCCAACTGCACAACAGTTACACCCGTTCCATCGTGTATCCAAGCTCTAACATTGTATGTCACAGAGGATATTTTCATTACGTCACCATATGCAATATACGGAACATCTGAGGTTTTGCACGTTAATCTTGGTTGCTCCTCATGGACGGTTGTTCTGCCGCCAGCATCAACAGGAACAGTCTCATTGTCAAAAATACCGTTAAAAGAACTATCACCCAAACCTGAGACACGCTGATAAGTCACAGCCGTGGCAAATTCATCCACACTCAGCATTTGTGTTAAGTCATCTTGAAACGGGATAGCCATTTATTCGCTTTCTTCCTCTTCTTCGAGAACTTCAGCATTTTCATCATATTCTTCTGCATAACCGCGAGCAATCAACTTAGCAGCAATACGATCTTCAACTTCATGCGTAGTGCCTTGCTCGGCAGTTATATTTCCCCAGCGGGTAAGTTTTAGCAATGTAATCTTCATTTTTTAGCCCGTGTTGTTTTAGGCTTTGCAGCGCGATTTGTAGAAGCAGCAGTTGGCTTTGGCTCTGGTGCCACTGCAACCCGCCCATAAGATAACAATGAAGATGCTTCATCTGGCGCAAGATCAATTATATCGCCCACCTTGCGTGACGCCCCTGATGCGACACAAGATTTAAGAATTACATATTTCATTGTCCGTCCCTCGTTAGAGGGGGCGGCTTTTAAGCCGCCCCAAGTTAGCATTATGCACCGTCATTGTTGACTGCAAAGCTGACTGCGTGGCGAACTGCCACGTCAACAGTTTGTAGCGCAACGATGCGAACTGTACCAGATGTTGATGCAGTGTAAGGATCAACTGTGATGTCCAAGCCACCGTACATACCGATCAAGCAGTCTGCGAAGTTACCGAAGTACAAGTCACCCGCTGTTACTTGATTAGATACGATTGCGCGGTATCCGTTCATCTCGCCACCCTGCAATACGAACTGGCCTGAACCAGCGTCTTTTACAGTTGTTTTGAGCGCACCAGCCATTGAAGCATTCAAGATGTATGCAAGGTTGCCCAGAAGCGCGTTATCTTCCGCAACTGCTGTTTCCATTGCAACAACTTCTGCAAATGTTGGATTAACTCCTGCAAATGAAGTTGGAGCGTTGATACCAGATGTATTCTTGATACCAGTTGGCTGACCTGAAGAACCAGAGCCTTCCAGCGCACCGTCATCAATTGCCAAGGCAATACCTGTTGACAGGTCATTGCGAACAAGGTTCTCGATGTCCAGTGAAGATTGCATCATCATCAAACGAGTGATGTCAGTGAATGCACCGATTGTTTTCGGTGACATTGTGACTTGACCAAATGTTGGCTCGCTTTCAGAAGATGCGCCACCTTCAGTTGCAATCCAGCCAGCAGATGAAGCAGCAGTCTTTTTAGGGATTTTTACGTCACCTTGCAGACCTGTCAACATCGTCGCACCAGCTTGCATAACGGATGATGCGTTACGCAGAACGTCGATGAAGTCACCGCCGCGATACGCTTCTGCAACCATTGCGCTATCATCTGATGTATTCAGATCACGCTGGTTCCATGAACGCATAACGTCCATTGGCATGTAAAGACCTTGTGGGTCAACGCCAGCACGTTTTGCCGCTTCTTGTGATGCTTCAAACTCGAATGCTGCTTCTGCTTGTGCATTGCGGTCCGTTGGGTTTGCCATCGCACGAATTGCCTTCATAAGAGAGAAGTTACGAACTTCTTTCTTAGTCAAGCCGATTTCTTGCGTATCAAGTGGCTGGTTTCCAATTGCTTCAAGCAATTCACCGCGAAACTCTGCGAGTGAACGTCCGTCTGCAACTGCCTTGTCTGCCATTTCACGCTTGTTGTGCTTTGCTGCCAAGCGATACATTTCGGCAGTGTCTTTGGCTGCGGCTCGTGCTGCATCAGCGCGTACCGCTTCCACGTCTACTTTAACTTCATCAGTCATCGTAGTCTCCATAGTTTTTGATTGAACAATAGGTTGGGCGGGTGGTTGCTCTGCTGCACGGCCTACCCCGACTGTCCTGTCTGCGGGTATGCTTACAACGGAAACTTCCATTGGTAGCCAATTATCAACGCGGTAGCTATTCGCGCCTTCCTCGACCATAGAGTTGACATGATAGCCAACAGAAATGTTGCTTCTGATACCGTCCACAACATCATCGAAAACCTCTTTGGCAAGTCCATTTCTTCCGAAACGCACTGTCGCACGTAATCTCCGCGCCGAGCCATCAAGATTAACATCCTCTACTACACCAATTTGCTGGCGTGGATCATGATCCAAGAGCAAAGGCATAGTGCCAGAACGCGCAAAGCTAAGATCAATGCTGCGCTCATTGTGATCTAATATTTCATTTCCAAAGCTGCGCTCAACAGGTTCCTCGCTTGAAACAGCAATTCTCACTGTGCGCTTTTCTTCGTCAACGATCTTATTGTCGAACATCATGCCGCGTGTTTTCATCTTCTCACGGCTAAAACGCTCTTTATCCTTGTATCCGCGCTCTGCTGTTTTCGTCAGAGTAGAAAAGCGATGACCGACCATTTGGCCTGAAGCCTCATAACCATCCTCGCCCTCACGGTAGACCTCAATCAAAGCAGCAGGGTCGTCTGCATCGCCGTTGATTGTAAAATCACTGTCAGGAACATCAATAGAACCGTCACGCTCAATGCGTTCGATCTTGCCATAGGCTTCGCCACCAGAGCTATCCCAGCTAACAAAATCGCCTACGCTTAACTCATCTGGCGCGGCGCGAACTTCTTCAGTCATAGTTTCATCCTCAATATCTGGGGAGAGTGTATCAGATTTATCTACATCTTGCATAGAGCGTTCCTTTTCCAAGCGTTCTGCAATCCTTTTACTAAATGAGTAACCGGCGTTACCGCCCCACAAATCCCATGCGATACGCCAAGCTGTAGGGCCACCATCTGCTTCTTTTGCAGAATAGTGCTTGGCTTTATTATTCTCGTGTCGGCTGAAAAATGAGTACATACGCTTCACTGTATCTTCCGACAAACTAGCGCGATTAACTATATCACGCGCACGCGCAACGCCAACAGCAGTGCCGCCACGACCATATTCCTTACGCCATTCTAGCGCACGCTCAGCGGCTGTGACCATCCCATCAGTCGGTTTGTAAGGCATCTTGACCCTCCGCTGGAACAGGTAGTTTATCGCCAAATGGCTGATAAGCCATAGTTAGACCAAATTGCGCCGCTGTTTCGCCATCTCTTTCAATCTGAGCAAAGGTTTCTTCTGCATCACGCCCATAATTCGCTGCAATATCGGTATGGCTAAGAATGCCATTCTGCAAGCCAACAACAGCCGCGTTAATCTCCTTGAGAGGATCAACCCACTGGAAGCCGCGTCCACGCCAAGAAACGTCCATGCTGAACTTAGCAAAT